GCACAAGCGGCTGCTGACCAGAAAAGTAAAGTGGGCGTGGGACAAATTAATAAAATTATTCCTACACTAAGAACCCGAGATCTTAACAGTGTTAAGAAAACGGTTGATGCTACCCTAGCCAAAAAAGCTCCTGCACAACCGGCTCCTGCTGCACAACCGGTTCCTACCACTCCTGCTGCACAACCGGCAGTTTCGAACGAACCAGTTAGAATTGGTGGCCAAAAATTAGATCCAAATAATCCAACTGATGCTAAAATATTGCAAAAGGTGCAAAGTCAACAAGTAGCCGAAGGAACGGATTTAGCAGAAGTTCTGTGGCGCAAAATGAAATCTAAGAGATGAGCCAAACAAGTACAGGAAATGGCGCAATTAAGAATGCAACACCGATAGCACGAAACGATGTGCCCGGTGTTGTTTCTACGATTAAAAATGCTTTACCATCTGAGTTACTAGCTAACTTACAAACAGATATCGGCAGTGCCGGATACAAAGATGAATCTGGCGATATTGATTTAATGATAGACTCATTTGATGTAATTGAGTATTTTCAAACAACTGATACACAATCTGCCAAGAAAAAGCTACAGCAATACCTTGAACAGCGTGGTTATAAAGCTGTAACTAAAGGACGTAACGTTCATGTTGGGGTTCCTTACAAAGATCAAAGCGGTGATCCAAAGCTAGCACAAGTTGATATTATGGTTATCGACGATGCTGCTAAGGTAGCTCCTTGGCATCAACACGGTCTACGTGGAATGTACGACCAAGAAGGATTTAACGGCAGCAGTAACTTTATCCTAATGAGCAGCATTGCAAAGCATATGGGTCTAAAGTTTGACGCATTCGGTGGTAAGCTAATTGATCGCAACACAGACGAAGTTGTGGGCAAAACCCGTAGACAAGTTGCTAAAATCTTACTTGGCCCGAATGCAAAAGAGAAAGACCTTGATAGCGTTAGCTCAATGATGGCTAGACTTGCTGATGACCCGGATCGCGAAGGTAAATTAGCACAAGCTAGACAAGATGCACAAGCAGGTATCATTGAATTACCCGAAGATGTATTCCCGGGCACAAAAACTTGGCTAGATCAAATGGAAGAAAGCCCTAAGTTTTCTTTTGTAAAGTCGTTAAAAGAAAACCACGATACCACTGGACGTACACCTCATCCCGAAGACAGTATCTTTGACGGCAGCAACGCAGCAGCTATGGCAGTACGTTCTCTGGGCGGTGTAATTGCAAACCCAACTAAAGTAACAGTAAAGTGGGACGGATTTCCTGCTCTTATCTTTGGGCGTACTCCAGAAGGTAAGCTAGCAATCATGGACAAGTATATGTTTGATAAAAGCATATTTGCTACTAGTCCAGAAGATTGGCAGCGTTACGATTCACAAAAGCCAACGGGCACAATGCGTCCAGATTTGTACACTAAACTGGGTGCTATCTGGGCAGGATTAGATGCAGTAGTTAAAGGTCCCGGGTTCTTCTGGGGCGATCTTCTGTGGGCAGGACCACTAACTCCTGTTAAAGGCAACTATGTGTTTAAGCCAAATACAGTAGAATACTCTGTGCCTGCACAAAGTGGTATTGGGCAAACAATTAAGGGTAGCAGTGGCGGCATTGTCGTACATCAACATTTTGGCGAGCTAGGCGGCACAGCCACAGAATGGGACGGCAAAGGCCTAGTTACAGTACCAGGCGGCGTAACTATTATTAAGCCCGGGCTAGGCATTCGTTTTAGTCTACGTGATCCCGTGTCTCTAAGTAAGGCAGCAACAGCAGCCGTTGAACGCTACGGTTCTGCGGTAGATGATCTGTTTATTAACATTCCGTCTAGTACCAAAGGCATTATTAAAACTTACTTTAACAAGAAGATTACTTGCCAAACAGATCAGGACTTGCATGACTGGATGAAGGGTAATGTTAGCAATAAGCAATACTCGGCACTGGTTGGGGACGATTATTCAGGATCGTTGTTTACAACGGACGGTGATGGGCAAGTACACGAGAGCCAGGGTTATGCAGGATTGAAAGCAATCTGGAATGCAATATATGCGTATAAATTGAACCTTGTGCAGCAGCTTGAGCAGCAAGTACAGGGTGTACAGCAATCGGTTAACGGCCAAGCCGGTGGCGAGGGCTTTGTGTTTCCTAGCCCCGATGGTCTAATCAAGTTAGTTAACAGAGGGCAGTTTAGTCGAGCTCTTTTTAATAAGTAATTAACACCTTTTTTATCAAAAAGATAAATATTTACATGAGGCGATAAGCCCATTAATATTAGGAGAAATAAAATGGCATTAGGTCAAGTAAAAGTAAACGGTAAAGTAGCAACAGGTGCATTCTATGGTTATCAACCATTGGTTATCAAAGTTGCTGACAGTGGTAACGGCTTCACAGCAGCTACTGGTGGTACAAGCCAAGCAGATCCTCTAGTTGAAGGCGGATATGACAAGGCAGTTCGTGCATTGCAAACTCTAGGTTCTACAATCTGGGTTGGCGCACAAGCTAACGGTACTTTCACAGTTATCGTTGACGGAGCTACTTTCAACGCTGGCGCAGGTCAAACTACTAGCGGTGCTTACGGTGCTCTTAAAGACGCTCTAGCAAGCCAAGGCTTCACAGTTGGTAACTTAACTGTTACAACTTCTAGCGTTCTAAACGGTGCTGGTACTTTCACATTCGCTTAATTCTTAAGCATGTACATAAAAAGGCTCTTCGGAGCCTTTTTTGTTGGCTAACTAAATATAGTATATTGGAGATATAACATGGCATTAGGTGCTTTAAGAGTTAACGGCGATGCAACCGCAGTAGTTGCAACAGACGTAGACGGCAACACAGATGGTTCCGCAAGAACCGCCACAGGCATTATTGCCCCTGGTATGAGTGGTCGAATTACAGCGTACAAGATTACAGGTGTTGGCGGATACGCTGCATCTAACTTAACATTGGAAAGCGGAATTAACCGCACTAGTGGTAACGTTGGGCTAGTACCACAAATCCTTGGTGTAATTCAACAACGTAACACCGTTGTGGCATACCAAGTTGAAAGCAGCAGCGGTCAGCTAAGTGCATTAGTAGAACACAGTGCATGGACAGATGCAGACTTGCAAGCATACATTCGTGCAAACATTACACAACTTGGTGTATATGGTAACAGCACAGTGTCTAGCGTAACAGTTAGCAGCACAGGTGGATTAAAGTTAGCATAAGAGTTAACTCTCATAAAAGGCAGTTTCGCACTGCCTTTTTTAATGACCATAAATATCTACATGGACAGAGGCTTGCAATTTTATACAGGTTACACACTAGTAGATATTACTGCTACTGGTGTAACTCGCTATAGACCTGATCAAGAATTTGCCCGCAACCAACAGCGTAATTGGGAAACAGTATTGCAGACTATTGGTCTACGTACTCAACCTGTTTTAATTAAAGGTCCAGTGTGTACCGAAAGTACACTAGGTGACGGCTGGGAGTTCGGTGAATACTATCAAGGGCGCCACAAGATTTGGATTTGGACTTTTGCAGTAGAGACCACTGATGTGTTCTTACTCAATAACGATCCGCTTGGTGCGTTAGTGCAAGACTTTGAACAAATACCTATAATCCAAGGATTAGACGAAACAGCTCGTTTCATGTTACCTATTTTTTACCCCCATGGCGCAATCAAAAACGTATACTTTAAAAATCGTGCAATCGATTTAAATAACGTTTAGACGCTGGCAGAATAGGTTAATGATGCAGCATTACACTATTAAGGAGATGAAGCAAAATGGCTTCTTCGGATATTGAAAAGAAAAGTCTCGAAGCACACGTTGAATTGTGTGCAGAAAGATATAAGAATTTAGACGAACGCTTATGCAGTCTAGACGACCGCATGGGCAAAATTGAAACTCTAATCACGGAAGTTAAAACCGCCATTGCTGCGGCCCCGAACGAATCTAGTAAGACGTTTATTGCGATTGGCACCACGGTACTTGGCGCCTTAATTGGTATCGTTGGGACGTTAATTGTGCATTTAAAATGAGAATTGTAGAATTAATCAATCACCTACAAGTGCCCATCACTAACGAGGAATCGGACGTGTTGGGCAAATTCCATGAACAAGAGATTATTGAAAAATCTCAGCTAGACTTGCGTGAGCAACACATAGCAAATCAATTAGTCAATAAAGATGTTTTATTGAGAAAAAATCAAGATGGCAAAATCGTCTACAAAAAGAAAATCCGTTAAAGCTCCTCACATTACAGAAGTTATTGCAGCAACCGAGGCTACTAGTTTGTATATTGGTGTTTGGGCAAAGCAAGAAGCAGAACGATTACTTAAAAAAGAACCAGTAATCATACCGATTAAGAACGGTTACTATGTAGGTAAGTTCACCGTTAAGAATGCGAATCATACGTGGCATGTGTATAATGTGTTCAACGAATTAGTTAACGCATTTAGCAGCAAGCAATCTGCGGTATCTTGGAGCATCTTAGAGCACACTGGCAGAATCACTCAGAGCCAAAAACTCCTGGAGCAAGATGCAAAGGTAAGTAAGTATACGCAGGATCAAACAAATTATCGGCATACTAGACAGCAAGCCATTAAGCGTGGAGACTATTTTGCTGTTGATTTAAGCGATGCAAAGCTCGCAAAACTGCAAAGTATGCTCGAAGATGCTAGAAATGATCTTGAAAAAACTTTAAATTCGGCTAAATATTTGAAAGGTATTTGGGAAAAACCACTATGAAATTAAACGATATGGCACAAAAGCCTACCACAAAACAAATGAAAAAAGTGATGGAAAGCCGCTTTGGTTTTTCTGTAGATTATGACAATCTAACACTTAAGAAGGCTTATCAAATGGCTACGTCTATTACAGAAGCCTTAAACAAGATTAAGAAGACCCACGGTGTTCATGTTGCAGAACGTAATGCCAAGTACATGGAAATGTACATGGTGCGTGAAAGCATTCATAGCTGGATGCGTGAAAACCAAAAGAGCTTTATCGCTGAAAGCGAGATGGCTAAGAGCGAAGCTATCCTAGCAGCAAAAGACATGGTTGACAGTATCCAGGACATGTTGGAAAAGATTGGTAAAATGCAGAACGAGCAATTGCCTGCATTGCTAGACACAATCCGTGACCAATTAGGTATTGAACAAGCTGACAGCTTCAAAGGCGCTGTTGCTCCATTGTTGCAAGACTTGGCTTCTACACTACAACAAGGCCGTGAAACAGCAGACAATGCTGCCCGTGGTTTAGCTGGTGAACAAGTTGACCAACCAATGGGCCTAGGCGGTGGCGCTCCAGGTATGGGTGGCCCAGCTGACTTAGGTGGTGACATGGGTAGCCCAGCTGACTTAGGCGAACCTAGTGACTTAGACATGGGCAACGATTTCGCTGCTACTGATGCTGCTGCAGGCGGTTCTGCCGAATTAGGTAGAGAGCGTAGATAATGCGCCTAAGTGAATTTGTCACAGAAAGCAGTGGCCTAGGGGGCATGATTGAGGACGAAGCTGAATCTCGCGGCGATAGCGTCCTTTTAACTGCCCTTGAAGAGCTACGCAATAGAGCTCACGGACATAGTGTTCCGCGAGTTCGTGTTGACGCTTTAGTAAACTTGATCAAGCGTTTACCTGGCGGCGAAATGTTTAACGCAGAAGCCCTAGAAAACGCTCGCAAAAGCAACGAAGCTGTTAAGAATTTAATTGCAGACATTAAAGACGATGAAGTGCATGACCCAAATGCAGGCGGCACTGCTATCGTTAAGTACGTATACCTAACTCCATTTGATGATGATCCATTCTCAAGTGAAGGCGACGGTGGTACTAAGGCTGGCCAAACTGCACCAGAGAAAACTGTTTCTGGTATGGCTAGCAGAGCACTCGGAAAACGATAAATTATATCATACTTGTAGTTTTGATAATTACAAGTATGATATTAGTTTACAGCGACAGCCAAATCATTGATAATGAATGGCTACCACATATAAATTTCAAAACCCCTTACACATTATCTCACAGCATTGATGAGTTTGAAGCAGCAGAAGCCTCGCTAAAGGTTGCATTCACTACACATCGTTTGCATTGTGACTTTGACACTGCGTACATCGGGTTTGAAGATAAAATCAATCGTTTAAGTTACATTAGTGATTTGGTGTTTACCTTTGAAAGTGAACTCCATAATTTCCATTGGCAAATCTGGGAAAAGTGCCACCATGACAATGTGTACTGGCTACTGCCCGGAGCAGTTAATGACCGTGATGACATTAATAGTCATATTATTTGCTGGGGCGATTGGTTCAAAACCACAGCAAACATCTACAAGCAATTACCAGATAAGGTAATGCACATCAATCCGTTTGCTACAAAACCTAAATACTTTGACGCATTACTAGGCAGTCCAAAACCTCATAGAGACTTTGTGTTCAATGCGGTTAACAACAGTGACTTAAATCACAAGTTTATTATGACCTATGGCGGCGACTGGAAAGAAGGCGAGTTCTACGCTAAGGATTACTTTATTTGGGAAGAAGGTACAACTCCAATTGGGCAAACTATTGGCACTGCGGACTGGGCAGATTATTGCGGTCAGCGTGTACATCTAAGTCAAATTATTCCAATTAAAGTAATGAATGATAGTGCATATACTATCATTGCAGAAACTGACTTTGATAATACTCTAAGCTGTTTTACAGAAAAAACAGCCAAGCCAATGATTGCTAGACGTTTGTTTATTGCATTCACCGGATACAAGTTCTTGCACAATTTACGTGCATTAGGATTCCAAACATTTGACGGGATTATTGACGAGTCTTACGATTTAGAGATTGACGATAACAAACGCTACTCTATGGCGTTTGATCAAGTTAAGTATTTGTGCGAGCAAGAACAAGATGTGGTCTACCGGAAAATCAAATACATTGTAGACCACAATTATAATTTGCTAATGACTCGAGACTGGACGCAATGGCCAGCAAAACAAATCGAGCAGGTTATTAACTCTTTATCTGTTTAGTAACATATTCTGCCCAGGCCTTGTGTGCGTTGTGTCCTGGGTGGAATCCATCTTCCATAAAGTCATCCATGCTCTTGGCCATTTCATAAAGTCCATTACATTCTGCATCTGTAAAGATCCACTTGTCTAGTTCAAGCTCTCTAATCATAGAGTGCAGCCCGGGCATTGCAGTTACACCAAAGTCGCCATTGGGACTAACGTTCTTTTTATCGTTCCAGTAGTTTACGTAACTCATGAACTTGTATTTGATGCCCTTTGCTTCCAGGAAGTTCTTTAACTTAACCATTTCGGTGATGTTAATAGTTGCGAGACTGTATTCGCTAGACACTTTATACATCTCATAGAACATCTTGTGTGCAACAGGGTTCTTAAACCATGTGCCCATTTGGCCGCCGCTAAAGATATACCCTAGTTTGTTGTCTGGCAAACGTCGATAGAAACCGTAGCTGTCAAACAATTCATTCCATGCCGGATCAGTAATATCTGTTAAGTAGTCTAATCGACTTACGCCACTCCACATAACTAGAACTTGATCGTATTTGCCTGGATTATCTAGCACTTCTCTAATAACGCTATCCGCGATGTATTGATTACCTGCTGCTGCTTCTGCTAGGTTAGTAATCTCATCGTCGGGGTTCATCTCACTGAAGTATCTTGGCCAACATACATTGGGTCCGCCGGGGAAATCGGGCCATTGACTAAAACTGCATCCGGATATTAGAATTTTCATCAAAATATTTATTGACTATTCAGTTTGTAACATTTATAATTACATATGATTATTCAACGTTACAATTACGCACCACTTAATAGAACCACCGTAGAAGGCAAAAGACATTACAGCTTGCCAGATGGTAGTAAAGTGCCCAGCGTTACAACTATTTTAGATAAAACAAAAAGTCAAGAATCCAAAATAGCTCTCGCTAACTGGAAGAAGAGAGTGGGCGAGCAGCAGGCCCAACAAATTACTACAGAAGCAGCAAACCGCGGAACACGGATGCACGCCTACTTAGAAAGCTATATTCTACAAGACGACATGAAACCGTTGCCTGCTAATCCATTTGCACATCCAAGTTGGTTTATGGCAGCAGAAGTTATTCTTAAAGGACTTGTGCATGTAGACGAGTTTTGGGGAAGCGAAGTACCAGTATATTATAGCGGGTTATATGCTGGCACTACAGACTGCATCGGGGTCTGGAAAGGACGACCTGCTATTATGGACTTTAAGCAAAGCAACAAAGTTAAGAAGCGTGAATACATCACAGACTACTTTTTACAGCTTGCAGCATACGCAGCAGCACATAACGAAACACATGGTACCAATATACGTGACGGCGTAATTTTGATGGCTGTACAGCCAAAACAGCTAGAAGATGGCACCTTTTCGACACCAGAATACCTGGAATTTGAAGTCTCTGGAGACGAATTTGATCACTGGAGCCAAGAGTGGATGAAACGTGTGGAACTCTATTATCTAACTAACTAAATACACAATAGTTAGAGGATTGACACATGGCTGTCGTACAGATTTCACGCATACAGGCACGTAGAGGCCTACAACAAGATTTACCAACCTTAGCAAGTGCAGAGTTTGGCTGGAGCGTTGACCAACGCAGATTGTTTATTGGTAACGGCACCCTTACTGAAGGTGCCCCAACTGAAGGTGTTACTGAGGTTTTAACTCAGTACACTGATTTAACAACAGTTCTAAAGAATTACACATTCCGCGGCAACGCAGGTGGATATACAGCACAAACTGGCCCATCTATGTTGAGTCCAACTGTGCGTAGTTTCCAAGATAAACTCGATGACGTTGTTAACGTCAAAGACTTTGGGGCAACTGGAAATGGCGTTACAGATGATACTGCTGCTATTAACCGTGCTATTACACAAATTTATTACGCCCCTCATTTGAGTGACACTAGAGTCCGTAGAACAATCTATTTCCCTGCAGGAACTTATAAAGTAACCGGCGCAGTGTTATTGATCCCACCGTATGCACGTTTAGTTGGCGACGGTATTGAAAGTACCATTATTCAGCAAACAGATTCTACACAACCGTGTTTATTGCAAGTAACAGACAGTTTGTACCAAACTGGTGCAAGTATGGGACAGAACAGTGCAACTCTTCCTGGCTACGTTACTATCGAACAAATGAGTTTATCAAACACAAGTGATAAAGACATTGTTATTCTCGATAGCGTAATGCACTTTACCTTCTTCTCAGTTGAGTTTTTGGGCAGCTTGTCGAATCCAACTATAGCTGGTAGCCAAGCCTATGCTGGTGTAAAAGTTAAATCGTTTGCACGTACTAGTGAAAACGTTAACTTCTGGTCGTGTAACTTTAAAAACACTCGCTATGCAGTGTTAGCAGACGATGCAGGTTCTGATGTTAAGTTTAATGGTTGTACGTTTATGGGACTATACAAGGGCTTGAAACTAGGCCAAAATAGTACCCCAACCACAATGCCATCGAACTACAAAGTTATCAACTCTGTATTTTACAGTATTGCAAACTCTGCTATTGATTGCTATGCAGGTGTTAGTGGTGTGTTAAGTTCGGGTAACAATTATATTGATGTTGGTAACAATTTTGCTGGCGTTGGTAGTCCTGTTGCCCCGGTATTGAGTTTTATATCAGACGGTAACTACAGCTTATGCGACACCTTTGCACGTACAGATGCTGATGACCTAGTTCAGAAACGCATCAGCTATAACAACAGCAAGTTTGTGAGTTTACAATCCAACGTTGGATTGGTATCTGGCAACTTTGTTACTGGAATTGGTGGTACCGTTACTCTATTAGATAACAGCTCGACCTTCACTTCTACCAGTATTGTCTTGCAATCTTCATGCCAAGTCAATTATACTATTACACGCGGTACCGCTGTACGCCATGGATCCTTTACATTCACTTATGACGGTACAACGGCAAACTATTCTGATAACTTTATGTCGTCAGGAGCACACGGTATTACTTTATTAACTGGTATTAGTTCAGGAAGAAACGTTATTTTATACACTTCTTCGAGTACTGGCACTGATGCCACCATGAAATACAACATCAACTACTTTAATTAATTTTAATGTTTAAACTAGCAGCTACCGAGCGTCTGTCTCGGTGGCGTGAATTTCGAAAATCGCTGGATACCTTACCTCTTGAACAAGCTGTACAAGCTACAGTAGATTTTTGGCACGGGTGTCCTTTCTCGCCTTATTACCTTGATCCGGCTAAGCCCGAAGAATGGCCAAACCCGTGGACATTAATCGAGGAAAACTACTATTGCGATATTGCAAAAGCACTGGGCATGCTGTATACTATCAAGTTCACTGCACACAATCCTAGTGTGGAGCTACGAATATATCTCGATCCAGAAACGCGGTACAGTTATAATTTAGTCTGGATTGACGACGGAAAATATGTTATTAATTTGATTGAAGGTGAAGTCGTAAATAAACAACTTGCCGATAATCTAACATTAAAGGTCAAATACGCAGACGAACTAAATTTGAATAGTTATTAAGAGGAATCAATGAGTCAAATACAAGTAACAAAAAGAGACGGACGTAAAGAGCCGCTAAATCTAGAGAAATTACATAAGGTTGTGTTCTGGGCAACTGAGGGCATTACAGGAGTTAGTGCTAGCGAAGTAGAAATTAATAGTCATGTGCAGTTTTATAACGGAATTAAAAGCACAGACATCCAAGAAACACTGATCAAATCAGCAGCTGACTTAATTAGCGAGGAAGCTCCTAACTATCAGTACGTTGCGGGCAGATTACTAACATATCACATTTATAAACAAGTGTACGGCGGTTATACTCCATGGCCTCTTCTACAACTAGTTAAGCGTAATATTGAGATTGGTTACTATACTCAAGAACTGTTGGAAAACTACACAGAGGATGAGATTAACCAACTTGACTCTTATATCCATCACCGTCGCGATGAAAACTTCACCTACGTTGCTATGGAGCAATGGCGAGGCAAGTACCTGGTACAAAACCGTGTAACCAG